GGCTGGGCATGATGGCCTGCCCGATGCCCGCGATTTACTAATGGAGGTGTGACATCGCATTTTGGTCAAGATTGTTGTTTGGTACGGCGAGTGACGCACCCACAGATCCCAACTATTCCTCGGGGGATCCGGATGGGCTCAGTGTTGAGGGCGGCGAATCATCGTCGCGGTCGTTGCCGTTTGTGACGGCGTCCCCGTGGTCGGGGTGGCCTTCGGAGTGGGGGATCCCGAACTGGAACTCCCATACGGGGTTGCACAAGCTGGTGGACACGGCCTGGACGTGTTTAGACCTCAATGCGTCCGTTCTGTCCACGATGCCAGTGTATCGGTTGCAATCGGGGCAGATCGCGAATCCGGTGTCGTGGATGTCGAACCCTGATCCGCTGATTTATTCATCGTGGCAGGAATTTTCTAAACAATTGTTTTGGGACTATCAGCTCGGCGAAGTGTTCGTGCTGCCGATGTCGCGGGGGGCGAACGGGTTCCCGTTGCGGATGCGGGTGGTTCCGCCGTGGCTGGTCAATGTGGAGATGTCGCGGGGCGGCCGCCGGTACAGCATCGGCAACGATGATGTGTCCGACGACATTCTTCACATCCGCTACCAGTCGTCCACCGATGATGCGCACGGTCATGGCCCGCTGGAGTGTGCGGGCGCCCGGCTGACGCAGGCGGCGCTGCTGCAACGCTATGCCCACACGATGATCGAATCCGGCGGGGTTCCGCAGTATTGGATTGAGGTGGAGCGGCGGCTGTCGAAGAATGAGGCCGACGATTTGCTGGATCAGTGGGTGGAATCCCGGACCCGCCACGCCGGCCATCCTGCTTTGTTGTCGGGTGGCGCTGGGCTGCGGGATTTGAAGGCCATGAGTGCTAAGGACATGACGCTGCTGGAGTTGAGTCAGTTCAACGAGTCGCGGATCGCTATCGCGTTGGGTGTGCCGCCGTTCCTGGCCGGCCTCCCCTCAGGCGGGGACAGCATGACCTACTCCAATGTGTCTAGTTTGTTTGACTTCCATGACCGCAGTTCGTTGCGGCCGAAGGCGTCTGCGGTGATGGCCGCCCTCTCCAATTGGGCGTTGCCTCGGCCGCAGAGCGTGGAGTTGAACCGTGACGAGTACAGCCGTCCTGGTGTGAAGGAGCGCGCCGACGCCTACAAGGTTTTGTTCGACATTGGTGCGATTAGTGTCGAAGAGATCCGGGCGATGGAACGTTTGAACAGTGAGACACCGACCCCGGTGGGACAGCCCACCCCCGCAGAGGAGTCGGCAATTTCCTTAACAGGAGGTAATACCAGTGGCTGATAGTGATACCGGGCAACGTGATGCTGAAGTCGACGAACTGATGCGCCGGTTTGAGGTGCGAACCGCCACCGTGGAGAACGTCGACCACCAGGAGCGGATCATCACCGTCATTGCGGCGCCGTATGAGCAGCCTGCGGTGGTGGAGTATCGTGGCGAGTTGTGGAGTGAGATTTTCTCGCGCACCGCCTGGAACTCTGTCATCGAGGGGGCGCCGCACCGGGTGCGGGTGAATCGTGAACACAACCCGAATCTGGTTTGCGGTAAGGCGGTTTGTTTCTACCCTGACCGGCAGGAAGGGCTTGTCGCCGATTTGCGGATCGCGAAAACTGATCTTGGTAACGATGCGTTGGCGTTAGCTGAGGAGAATTGTTTGTCGGCGTCGGTGGGATTCGGGGCGCTACCCAAGGATCAGCGGCTTGACCGCAGGACCATGACCCGCCGCATTGACCGCGCCTACCTCGATCACATCGCTTTGGTGCAGTCGCCGGCTTATGTCGGTGCGGAAGTCTTGTCTGTTCGTGAGGCGCCGTTGTTGGTGCCGCTCCCCTCTCGGGCTCCGACGCCCGACCTTGACGCAGCCGCCCGGATGGATATTTTCCGGTGGGTTGACGAGCGATTGAATCCGAAGTAAGTCGCGGTTTTACCGGGGCCAACAGCAGTAGCCCCACGTTTCACAGCAAGCCGCCGAATAGCAGTAGGTGGATTGCTTGGCAGAAAACAGTCGAACAGCAGTAGACGACTGCCAGTCCAAGTTATCCCCAACCCTATTTATGGAGGTAGCCGCTATGAGCGGTAGCAACATTAATTCCGGCGATCTTATGGTTCGCCGGCTGGAAACCGAACTGCGGGAAAAGCAGACGGTGTGCCAGGAAATCATCCACCGGGCCCAAAGCTCGGAGCGTGACCTCAACGAAGACGAGAAGGTCATGCTTTCGGAGTACCGTGGCCGGATGGAGAAGATCAAGGACCAGCTGGACACGGTGGAGGATGTGGCCCGGGTGTCGCATGAGTCCACTGAGCGTGCTCGGCGGGTCGGTGACGCCATCGAGTCGATGCGCGGTAAGCTTCAGGGTGGCCCGGTGGAGTACCGGTCGGCGGGCGAATACGCCCTCGACATGTACAAGTCGCACCTCGGTGACCGCGAGGCCGGCGAGCGGATTGAAATGTTTTACCGCGAAGCGGCGCACCAGAAGACACCTGACAACTTGGGTGTGATCCCCGATCCCATCATCGGCAACATCATCAATTTCGTGGACGCGCAGCGTCCGGTGGTGTCCGCTTTGGGGGCGCAGCCGATGCCGTCGGCGACGTGGCACCGCCCCATCATCACCCAGCAGCCGTCGGTGGCTGTGCAAGGCTCGGCGGGTGCGGCGGCGGATGAGAAAACCGAACTGGTGTCCCAGAAGATGACGCTGACCAGGTTGACGGCGAATGCGGTCACCTACGGTGGGTACCTCAATGTGTCTCGGCAGAACATTGATTTCAGCCAGCCGCAAATCCTGGACATCGTCATCAACGGGCTCGCGGAGCAGTACGCCATCGACACTGAGGCGGCGGTGTGCGATGCGATTGCCACCACCAATACGAGTGCCGTGACCTACACCCCGGGCACCACGTGGGCTGAATCCCAGTACGCGGCCGCCCAGGCTGTGTGGGATGCCGTCGCGGTGGTGTACTCGAGTGTGAAGAACAAGGGCCGTCTGCTGCTGGTGGTATCACCGGATGTGGCGGGCACGTTCGGGCCGTTGTTCCCGTCGGTGAATCCGCAGAACGCGTTCGGCGGCGGGTTCTCCGCGGCCGGATACGGTCAGGGCCAACTCGGCAACGTTTCCGGTGTGCAGGTCATCATGTCGGCCGGTCTGGGTGCGGGTGAAGCCTACCTGCTGTCGACCGCGGCCATCGAATGCTGGGAGCAGCGGATCGGCGTGCTGCAAATCGCCGAACCGTCCGTGCTCGGTGTTCAGGTGTCCTATGCGGGCTACTTCACCCCGCTGGTCATCGAAGACGGCGGCATCGTCCCCATCACGGGTGCGGGCAGCTAGGTGTTTCTTCGTAACGGTCAAGCCTTGGGGTCGGTGCTGCATAGCGCCGCCCCCAAGGCTTCGGCCACACAACCAGCACCGAAGAAACGCGACCGCCCCAAAAAGGCCACTGTCGTCGAGGCTGTCGCCTACGCCGGCAAGGTGGATGTCAAACGAGAAGATATCGACCTTTCGCAACCGACTGTCTTTGACGTCGTCGTCAAGGACTTTAGCCACCCATATGCAGAGAACAAGGACACAAATGACGGCGACAACGAACACCCTTGATTTCCTGGGCCGCCTGTTGGTCAACGCCAACCCCGGTATGTCGGCGGCCACCGACTTCCTCGGTCGGGCTGTGGCCGACCCGCTAGGGCCGGAGGCCGGTAACGAAACCGACTACCTCGGCCGCGCCACCACGGCACGGTAATGGCACCCCAATACACCGCCGATTTCCTCGGCAGGGAAATCATCGGTCCCCGGGAGTTCCACATCACCCCCACCGACTTCCTGGGTCGCGACGTCATCGGCATCGGGCAGGGTTCCACCGACTTCCTCGGGCGCCTCCTCCTCGCACCCGGCCCCTCCTGACACACTGAAAGAGGTTGATTGATGGCCACCCCTTATACCGAAGATTTCATGGGCCGGCCTGTCCTGCCTGCCGGGGATGAACGTGGGGTGGCCATCGACTTCCTGGGTCGCGCCATCATTGGTGTCGGCCCGGGCTCCACGGACTACCTCGGCCGGGAGTTACTCGCCGGGGAACCGGTCTGACATGGTCGACGCAACCGACCTGGCCTATCTGGCGGGGGCACCGTTCACCGACGACGAAGTCGACGCCGCCATCGCGTCGGTGCGTGCCGCCGCCGGGTGGCACATCGCCCCCGTCCTGGAGGAAACCGCTGTCCTGTTCGACATCGACCGCTACCAGTCGGCGTTGCGCCTCCCCACCCGGAAACTGATTTCGGTGGAGGAAATTAGGGGCGCCGACACCCAAACCGTGGTGCCGTCCACCAGTTACCGCATCTCCCACACACGAAACCAGGTCCTGCTGTACGGCAGCTACTGGTCATACGGGTTTGAGCGGGTTGAGGTGGACTTCACCCACGGCTACACGGAGTGGCCGCAGGATTTGTGGCCGCTGATCGCGGAGGCGGCGTCGATGAGTCGCCGCGACCCGTCGGTGAACCGGCAAACCGCCGGGGTGTTCACCGTCGGCTACGGATCGGGTGGGGCCGCCTCAAGCCTCAACCCGCTGTCCACAGGGTCAGCGCTGGACCGGTATTCGCTGTGCGAGTTGGGCATCGCGTGACCTTCCCCCTGCTGTTCACCGTGGGTGTGCATGTATGCACGGAGGGGATCAGCCTCGACGACTACGGGGAGCTGGGGGCGATCT